AAAGTTTTTTCCAATTTTATGCTGAGATCCAGTTATTGTTTTCTGGAATAATGTTCCGCTTAGATTAGATCCTGATACAAGCTCAAGATATAGGCAGTCTGAACCTGTTATTTCAGTTGCAGCTGATCCTGATCTGAAATTTCTTCTTGTGCCTCTTGCACTATTATTTAAAAATACGCTTCCCGTCATGTCAAAGTAAAAAACTTCGTGATGATCTTGTACAGAATCATCGTAATGAATAACAATTGAAGGCCTTTTGATATAGTTTGTAGTATGTCTAGATGCAAATCTTTTTACAAATCTTGTTTTCTTATCTGTTTCCTGGCTTCCGCTAAATGAAATCCTAAAGCCACAATCGGGTATTAAACCTACTAGTGTTCCAGATACTATTGTAGTTACGTCTATAGATAGATTCTCATCTCCTGTACTAAAAGTTTGCGATTTCCAGATATTAATATTCTCTGTTTCACTACTTCCACTCAGCGTTCCGCTTGATATAATATCAATATTACTTGATCCTAGAAAACCTTGCTTGTTTGCGCCGCTTAGGTGCCAGGCATCAGCAGAACTATTTGATACAGATGCTGTTATAAAGTTAGAAGAATCTAAGTCAGAAAAATCTACTATATTTCTACCTATACCCTCATCAAAAGATTTTGAAAGTGGAAATACTATTAATTTAAAATTACTAGGTGTTGTTTGACCTCCGTATACATCATATAGATTTAATGTTGCTTTAAAAGTACTTGAATCTAAGTCAAGTATTGATCCAGTAAGTGCACGTAATGGATTTAAATTAAACTTTAATAATATTCTACTTATTTCGATTGGATTTTCAACAGATCCAGACGTAGACTCTCCATATAATTTATATAAATCAAGAGTAGATGCCATTCCTACATTTGCATCTGTTGCTCTAAAACTATTATTAATAATCTTATTAGTAACGTATGTATCTTTGCTAGCTGTCAGTATTCTATACATGTTTTACCTTATTGTTCCAACTATATCTTCATTTGGATATTTTAACTCAAATATAGAGCCCGGTGGTGATATTATCATTCCTCTACTAGTGTTTTGATCGATCGGATATGATATGCCGCTATATACATTATCACCAATAACACCATATCTATTCGTAAATTTCAAATTTACTATAGAGACTACATCTTGAGTATTTAATATTATATTTACTATATCAGATGTTATAATTGGCTGCTCTATTTGAAAATTTTCAATATTCATGTATGAGTATATTGATGTATTTATTTTTTGAATAACTGTCTCTGGGTTACAATTTCCAGAAACTGTAACACCATATGCTACTGCAATATTTATGACGGCACCATCAACTATATCTATTGCATCTGATATTAATCTTGATTCATTTATATATGTTGCTAAATTTTGCTTAAGCGAGTCTGATGATATTGTTAACTTCCCATCAGAGTCACGACTTAATATTGAAATAACACTTGCAAGCGGATTATTATTATTTGCCCTAATTCCAACTCTAAAGACCCTTCCAAACTTATTTGGCATAGTATATATTCTTGCTACAAGATCATCCTTTGTAACTATTCTCGATTGTGAGTTTCTATATGACAGTGCTATTGATCTCATTTCATTCAATGTTGGTGCATTTTCTCCGCCAGCTGCAGCTTTTTGATTATCAACTTCTAGTGATGATCGTATTGATGAAACACTAGGAGCTGATATATTTGATCCAAACTTTACCTTAAGATTGTTTACATTTCTAATTGACCCAGCAGAAACATTATGCTTAATGCCGCCTCCTGCTCTATACCTTACTGAAATTGTTGTGCCTTGTGGTGAGATTCCAAGTGTAATTGTATTTAAAAGCCTGTTTGGATCAATAGCAAAATTTGAAACAGATGTTCTCTTTCCGTAAAATGGAATTGATAGCTCAGAAGGGTCTGGCATTAAATCGTTATCAGTAGATTTTGCATTTCCGCCGCCAAACTGAATTTGTGTCTTTTTTGATTTTATTGATGTTGACGTAATAAATCTTCTTGGAGCTGGAAGAAGCTCTATGTTTTCTGCAACAGATTCAGAATCATATGCAAGATTGTCAACCCTTTTAAAAACTGTATCCTGCGTTAAGCTTTCAACTTCATAATATTCATTGCCCTCTGAATCTATTATATCAATTATTTCAGTTACATTTGCATTTGATAACATTATCTTTCTAAAAGGTTCAAACCTATTGGGTATGACAAACTGTTCTTTTTGAGTTGTTGATGATATACACATTCCTGACATTTTTACAGAAAATGACGTTGGATTTCCAGATGAATCTGATTTCATAGTAACATAAGTTGCAATAATATTTCCCATTGAGCTTTTTCTACTAAAATCAAGTGTTTCGTATAGTGTAAAGATAATTCCGCCACCAGATGAAACTGTAGTTCCTTCCTTTATTACAGGTAAAAGGGTTGATTTAGGAACATATTTTCTCCTTTCAAGTATTGCTGGAACTTCAATATAAAAATCGACGAGAACTGTTGCAGGAGAGGCGCCAGTTATTTTCATACCTGTATTCCGTATAAGCCTCTCAACATTAGATGGCTCGCCAGCTTCTGAAAGATCTAATTCTTGGAATTGATGATCCATATAATAAGAAAGTGTGTCACCAACATATGCTGCTAGCTCAATCATCATTCCAGCAAATCCATTTGGGCCAAAGTCAGCATTTTTTTCACTAAAAAAAGCTTTTCCATATGAAGAAAGTGAAGATCTGAATGAATCAAAATCTCTATTTAAATATGTTCTCTGTGATTCTCTAATTGATTGAACTGTGTTTTTTTTATTATTTGACATTTAAACTCTCACGTATAAATTATAGAAGCATAAACGATACATTTAATTTCCTTCCTGAAAAGCTTACTGTGGGCGATGTGACACTGTAGCCTATTGATATATCAAGCCTGAGCATTCCAGGATCTCTATCTTCGACAAATTTCGAAGTAAAAGTGTTAAGCTGGACTGTTGGCATCCATTTTGTAACTGCTGCTTGTATTCTATCCATCGCTGCTGACTCAAAATCATCACCTAACTCCTGATACTCTGATATTAGCGGACCAAGATTTGCACCGTAGCTTGGACTCCCAAGCCTTTCATTATGATCAGTATTTACAAGATTTTTAAAGTTATCGCCAACTTGAGAAGCAGCATCATAATTCATTTGAAATAAATCAGATCGTTCTGTTCCTACTTCAATTGGTAATCTAACACCAACAGCGAGGGCTTCAACCTCGCTTAATAATGATCCGCTTGTAAAATAAAGACCAGAAGATCTAAATTCTTCATCGTCTGGTGGTGATGGCATGTAAAGCCTCCAGTATTAATTATACAGCATTGTGAAACTGAGACTATACATATGCTAGATTTTTATTTATTCAAAATTAACAAATTCCTTAAGAATGTCATCCATGCTCTTAATTACAGTCTCACATAGGTATGCAACATCCTTTGTCGAAGTCAAAGAAGTTTGGTTTCCTGGGTTTTCGAGTTTGTTATAATAGGTTATTAAATAGCTTCTAAGCTTAGCAAGCTTCATTACTTCATCTTTTTCCATTTTTAAATCTTTCCTTTATGGGTATTATAAAATTATTGTAACAAGCATTGTCATGTCGTATATAGTGCTGTTGTAAAAAATGATACCTACTCACCTTTTATGATACTTGACTTAAAGTTTGCTGCAAGGTAGGCTGAAAGACCAGATGCAGAAGCGCTGACAGTTACACCCGCAGTGGTTGCGGTGGCGGGGGTGATGTTGGCTGGGGTTGCTGCGATTGCAGTTCCTGCTGCTGCTGCAACTGCAGTGATTGCTGCAACTATCTTTGCAAGTTCAATCTCTAGATCATCTGCTCTTACAAATGGTTGCATTTTTAGTGCGGTTGCTGTTCCCATGCTTATATTCCCAGCTGCCACAATCTGAACGTTTCCAGAGCTGTCCATCGATATGCTAGAGCCGCCCTGGTGTACAATCTTTACACTTCCGTCGCTGCGTGCTATGATTCTAGGGTGTGTTGATTTTACGACAACATAAGGTCCTGTACTTGAGTTTGCTCCAGTTGTACCACCAAGCACTAGATCAGCAACAGTTCCGCCAAACTTTACATCGCCGTCTGTGTTTGATGAGACATAAACTCTTGATAGATCATTTGTGTAATCAGGGTTGCCCTCTGCTATATTTGAAGGAGTTTTGCTATGACTTGGAAATTTATCTATCTCTGAATAATCTCTAATTTCACTTTTTAGAACTGTAGACAGATCTACCTCTTTTGAAGGTGCAGTGCTGGTGGCGGGCAAAGTGGCTGGCTGACCACGACCAGTGACCATATCTATTGTTCCTGATTTGTCAAGGTGATCGGTGTCTTTTTCTGGCCCAGAGAGATCTTTTCTATCTTGTCCAAGACATATAAGCGTATTATTTGATCCTTGCAGAACTAAGTCTCCAACCCTCTGAGAGAATCTGGGAACCGGTTCACCTACAAATTGCTCATTATACGAGAATGAATTATTGCATAGTAAATTATAAGAATCACTACCTGGAATCTCATCTGTCGTGCCAGCTGGGGCAAATCCATATACCTGAGCATCTGTTATTCCATCTATTCCGCCGCCATATAAAGCTTCCCTAGAATAGTGTGTATAGTTAATATCATCAACTCGAACATCAGAAGAGATTCTTGACAACCAGTAT